CCAATAGCTGTACCTGTTAAAGTCCATTTTCTTTTCATAGATTTACCAATACCTGACCATAAGAAATGATAATCATTTATATTACCACACCAAAAAACCTGATTGTTGTATAATTCAATAGTTCTTCCAACTGCTACACATATTTCTTTTGGTAAAAAAGACTTATACGTATCCGCTACAACATAATTCCCTTCATTTATAATTTGAGAACTAAAGATTTCTAAATTATCTTTTGAAACTACTTTTTTGTATGGAAAATAACTACTTGGCAATGTAGTTCCGACTACAATTTGAAAAACATTTATAGCAGAAGCCAACATTGTACAATCTACAAAAACAGCAAGTGCAGGAACTGTTTGAGTTTTGTTTGTATCGCTTGAATTTGAACCCGAAATATAAATACCTGCTGAATTGTAAAAAGCCAAGAAATGTTTGTAGCTTACTGTTATGCTTGTCGTTCCTGATGGAATAGCTATTTTGCCCGTAACTGCATAAGTTGCGTTTGTAGAATAACCGCCCGTAGTATAGTTCACATATTTACCACTCTGAACTAAGCCAGAATCTTTATTAAATAGATTTGTACCTGTTACCGTTCCTAATTTATCCGCAACAAATGCAGGGATATCTATTTTTTTTGCGTAAGCTGATAACTCAACCTGAGCTAATTTAACAACTAATTTCCAGTCCTCATAAGTAGTCGCAATACTACCTAATTCTAACTGAAATGTAGATATTGGCGCAATAGTACTATCTAACGAAACTCGAATATATTCAACGCCTGCGGGTACTGTAATGGTTGTTGAATTAGCAGAAGCACCACCGGAAACATATACCTTGCTTACATTAAAGTAGGTAACATATCTCATGTTTTTATTAGAAATATAAGATGACAAAGGATCTACTTTAATATAGTCTGAAACATTATAAGCAGCATTTGCAGTTAGCGTATTTGTATTCGTAAGCAAGTAACCAGCTGTAATTGTATTCTTATTGAATTTATTTTTTCCCGGTTCTAAATCTGCTTTATTAATTAAATCAATAGTTTTAGCATATTCGGTTAATGTTAAAGTCGTTTGGCTATTGCTAAAAACTCCTGAAACTCTTGAAACTTCTGCTCTTGTATTAGCTGGAAGAACAAAGTTTCCAAAATTAGTATATGTTCCTGCTTGTAAAGCTATCCAATAAGCATCTTCTGTTCCTGATGGAGTATCAGTAGGTACGATGCTTCCTTTAAACTTAGGAGAAGCCAAGGTACGAATGCTATTTACTACTACCAATATTTTGATTATAGCATCGCTCAAATCCGTAGGTGCTACTCCGTCAATTAGCCCAATTTCATTAAATTGTAGAAACATTAATGGCATTCCATTTTCTAAAAAACAAACACTATTATTTTCTAAAACTACATTTGGGTCATTAAAAGCAGTTATCTGAGGAGTGTATTTTCCGGACTCCGTATCTAAAGTTATAACTAAACTTGTAGATTCTTTTGTAATTGAGTATTTCATAGTTTCTTCCAATTTTTTTGTTTATTTGTTTAAAAAATACATAGTGAAACTATGCTTCTAATTTAGCAAGAATCCTGCTTGTTCTCATTCTGTATAGTCTTTCGTCGTCGATTAAGAACTCATATTCACAGTCGCTTCCGAAGGCTATTTTATCGCCTATATTGATACCGAGTTTTAGTAGAATTTCATTAGTATATCTTACGATTCCCACATGTTCTTGTTCTACTTCTCCTATCCATTTTTTAGTTTCTACGATAGGAGTAACGAATACGAAATTATCTACTGCAATTTTTTTTTCTCCACGAATGATTAAAAAAATCAATTCGGGCAAAACTTGAAATAAATCCCCTTGAATATGAAAATCAGATTCTCTTGTCTTTCCTTGTGAGTCAAAATAAGTTCTGAATACATTGTGTTGTACTACTACATGGTCGCCTACTTTAATGTTTCCTTCATAATTTAAAGGGAGCGAAACTACTACACCTATACGATTTACATTAGAAGCGTGTTCTATTGAAGTATTGGTGATAAGAGTTTTGTCGCCTACTTGCTTAGTATTTATGAATTTCTCCCCATTCAAAGGAGTTACAATAAATCTATCAGTCATTCTCATAATTAGTCAATAAAGTATTGTATATTCACACGGTCGCTTTTTGCAATGTCATTCCAATGTTGCATTTTTTCTTCGGAACCAATATAGATTTCATAGCAAGTTTCGGTTTCTATAATTTCAAATATAACCCTTGATACTCTTACTCCATTTATCGGTAAATTTCTCTTTTGCCCTACAGTTAAAACAAAAGGCTCTCTACCAAATATATTCTCTGTAATTTGTCGTATTCTTTTATCTGCCATTTTTTCTTTTTTTTATTTGTTATTTTAAGCGCAATCTATTACTCCGATTACTTCTCCCGAAGAGTTTATTTGGTATCCAAAAGCCAATGAAATCCAATAATAAGTACCATCGCCCAAAAATGGTGACGAAAGCCCTGAATTGTTATGAATTATATCCCCTAATATTGGAAACGGTCTTACCGCATACAATGACAAAGGATATGTAGTTGGTATTGATGATGATGAACAAGCTAAATAAGGCGTACTATTACTGAAATTGATGTTATAATACGGTTCCGGACTTGGTCCTATTGAGCAACTTGTAATATTCGACACATAACCTGAACTATCTATTTGCATCGAAACTCCGTCGGCGCCGTATTGATACCACAAACCATAACCAACAAACGGATTTGTCAAAGCAGATTCGGTGAAAACTCGCATTCCTGAAACAATAGTACTTGCAGAAGAAAATAGTGATGTAGGGAATGTAGTTTCGTCACAAGCTAATGATGCTGACGTTCTTCCGGTCGTCGAAAATCCATACTCATAGTAAACTCCTGGAGCCGAAACTTCATTCACAATACTTAGAATCATTTTTTTAAATGGGTGCATAGCTTATACTTTAGTATTTCCAAGCAACGTGTAAACCTGAGTAGCAACATCTCGCTCTAAATAAACGCAATCATGCTGTCTGTTGATTCTAAGGCCACTTATTGCATTTTCTATCGTTACCCCCGAAGCTCCTAATAATGAAACTTCTCCGGCGCCTTTTCTAACAAACCCAACATTAAACTTACTTCTCAATCCGGTTGACGGCACTGTGATTGTTATATTTGTGGAGTTTTTAAGGTTTATGACGAAATTATTATCAGAATCTGCAAGCGTAAAACTCGCACTTGCTTCTCGTTGTAGATTGTTAGAATTTATTTTACCGTTAATGTATTCAGCTTTCCAATATCCATCTCCTACGTAAGTGAATCTATACGAAACATTTATAGGAAGAGTAATGGCTGAAACATATGAATTCACATCTTCAACGGTCATGAAATTAGTATTTGCTGAATTTGCACGAACTACTATTGAATCACTATACGTAAAAACTACTACTTCTTTTCCTATCTCTGTTGTGGTTGGTAAGTAGGTAATTCCATTTGTAAATGATACGTGATTAAAGTCAGACGGTAAAACTGTTGGAGTAGCCGAAGCAGAATATGTGGAAACAGTCTTAGGCACTACTGTTGCATTTGTACCATTTGTTCCGTTTGTTCCATTAGTTCCTGCGACTCCTTGCGGACCGGTTGGACCTTGCGGACCGGTTGGACCCTGAATACCTTGCGCTCCTTGTGGTCCCGTAGCACCTATTGAAGTAGGTAATGTGATAAAATCAGTCGTCAAAACTACCGGTAAATCAATACCCACACTTCTGTTTTGTAGTTTCAGTATCGACTTTACGCCATTAAGATTCACGATTACTACATGATATTGGTCAACAACGAATACCGGATCTAAATTATTTAGCACTGCTGCATGAGTAGCATACAAGCCTCCTGAATAAGTAATTTCAGTAAATCTCAAAACGCCACCGGTTAACGGAGAAAGCCCACTTATAAAGTAAGTTTTCAGCTGTCCGAGTAAAAAGTTTTTCGTTTTTTTCGCTAAAGAGTTTCCATCAGTTCCTATCAAGGAATCTAAATCAGAAACATCTGTATCTACAATGTAAACTACATCATTACTTATTTTTGTCATTACTCTATCTTTTTATATTAAATATCGATACATTATAACCTACCCAAACCGTTTGATTCGTATCAAAACTCCCTGATATTATATTTCCTTTTCGATTCTGAAACATGATATTTGCTCTTAATTTAAAAGCATCTAACTGTGTAGTATTTCCAACTTCAACTCCCGCCAAAAGTCTAAACACAGTTTCTTTCACCTTTACCGGAACTTCAATTTTCTTTTCTTTTATTTTGTAGTTTGGAGTGATTTCCTTGACTTCGCCTTGCACGATTCCATCGATGTTTAATACTAAATTTTCATCTTCAAATTTGGTGGAAAATTTATTAATCTGAATAGCTTTGTTGAATGATAATTGTTTGATGCTATCATTAGCTTTGGCGAAATCCTTTTTTAGTTTTTCGTTTTCGGCAATGAGTTTTTTATTGATTGGGTTTTCAACTTGTAAAATTTCCTTACTAGTTGAATTTTTTAATTGTGGCGATTTTGCCTTATTTAAAATTGACTCATGAACTGGCTTTTTAGCTTCAAATTTTCCTTTTACTTCCGGAACTACTACTTTGGCTATTTGTGGTTCTATTTCACTTGCTGAGCATCCATGAAACCATGACGCAACTAATATTCCAATAATAAATACCGCTAAATATTTTAACGATTCTTTCAATAACGGACTTTGTAAATTAATTTGCATAGTTTCTTTTTTTTAAGCTTCGTTCTTACTAATAAATCCGCTTTCGGTTAATAATACTTCTTTCACATTTTCTGGCTGAGCAATTCTCCAAGCCGTTCTTCTTATTCCTGCACAACGAGTTTTCTCGATTCTAGTGATGCAAACCATGTTGGATTGATTCCCACCAAGCACATGGTAGCAAGTTTTATCCTCACCAACATAAATTCCAACATGGCCGCCACCGTTACGTTTAAAGGTCAAAATATCACCAAGCATGGCATTGGTCTGTTTTGTTCCGAACTTATTCCAATTTAAAGCCCAAAGAGCTTCTTTAGGAGTAATTCCAGCTTCTACACCGGCTTTTTTACAAACTATTGCAATAAATAATCCACACCATGCTATTTCGTCGGAGGTATAAATTTTATCTATTTTTAAATCTTTTGCCCAACCCATAATTACGTCACTATGAATTGTTCCAATTATTTCTTTTGTTCCTATTAATTCTAATGCTTTCACTAAAATTTGCGGAGATATTACTTTTTTTAGATAATCGTAGTTCATGATTTATTGTTTAAAAATTTTCTGTATAAAAACCCAAATCAGTTGAAATATAGCACCTCCCAAAACAGCAATAACAGAAAATCTTGCTAAGTAAACTTTCTCACGAATTAGTAACTTATCAAGTTCGCTGTCTATACGACTTACTTTTTCTACCAATCCTTCTTGCTTAGTTTTTTCGTCGCTTTCTAAGTAAAAAAGAATCTTATCTACCTTTTTGGTTATTTCTTGTATTTCTGACATTTGGGGCATTTTTTAAATGTTATTCTTCTTTTACTGGGAATTGCTTATTAATGAATTTCTTTGAAGCTTCAGACAAACCCATTAATAATGACAAAAAAACTAATAAACTATTAAAAACATCAATAGCATATCGATTCACTTCTTTTTCAAGTATTTTATCACTAACTACAATAAAAGCACCTAATACCAAAGTGAAAATAAAAGTCACCAATATGGTTAAACTTTTTCTTGACCACTTACCATTTGTCTTTAGCGTATCATTTAGTATTTTATTCATGAGGGCTGTTTTAGTTGGGTTTTATTTTTTAAAGCTTAGTAGTTTGTAAATTGAGTTATGGTTACTCCCGTACCGTTTTGATCTGAAAGCATTGTTGCATTGCTTGATACTCCTGATATTTTTATAGTTTTTCCAGATGCTGCTCCTCCTGTAACTAAAGGGACAGCATTAATAACTTCAAAAGCACTATTTTTTATTTTTAAAGTACCTACACCTGAAAAAAGTTTTATTGGCGAATTTGTACTTATGATAGAACAATTCTCGAAGACTAAATTAGATTCGTAATTTTGAATAGAACCTAATCCAAAATTAACAACAAAATTTAAAAATTTTAAAGTTTTTGTATTGTTACTCCAAATTCCATTATTAGTAAATAAAGGACAGCTTTTAATAGTTCCTGTTATAAAAAGGTCGCCTAAATACCCCCCAATTTCTACATTAACATTAATAACCGAAGCCATAAAATCAATACTCCCATTCCCTACTTCAAGCATGCAGCTAAGAGTCGTAGCAATATCGCCAATTCTATATTTAACGTCTCCTTGAGCCATAAAACCTCCTGCGCCTGATATGTAATGAATCGTAACTTCTTTTGCTAATGCAGGAGAGTTTCTTCCACTTAATATAACAAACCAAACAATCTCTACTATACCAGAGGAATTTAATATAGAATATGTAGGCTTATTACCTGACATTGAAAATTTATTTATTTTTAAAACAGAATTTATAACAACACCACCTATAGTAGATGAACAATTCCAATAGATTTCTGCAATATTTAAATAAAGACTTAATCTGTCATTATTTTCTCGTAATGAAACACCTATGCCGTTATTTCTCTCATTCTTAATAATACCTAAAGGCATATCAAAAGTTAAAATTTTATATCCACTAGAGTTAGCAATAATATTAGCATTAGCATTACTGGAAAAATCTACAGTAACTTTTTGATCTGCTTTGATTATTAAATTAAAATTTGTGGGTATTTGTCCATTAAATGGAAATACTCCATCACCATTTTGTAAAAAAATTATATCCCCACTTTTTAATGCTGATAATCCTAATATATAATCAATTGTTGCGTATGGCCTAGTAGAATCTTGGTAAATACCTGTATCATTATTTCCAAAAATGCTATTTACAAAATAAGTTTTATAAACTGTAACTACAGAAGTTGTTATCTGCTCTACATTTTCAATCCCTGTATCTCCTACGATACAAAATGTAACTTCTAAAGTATCTATTGGAATTGTTGGTTTTACGGGACTTCCGGTAGTTTCTGCGCCACTTATAGTTTGAAAAGTATTTGAAGTATTTAAAACAAATACGTCTATTCTTTTTTTACCGGTAGCAGTTGGATTTATAGTTTTGGTGACACTTGAAGCGTTTGTGTAACTCACATTTTTCAATAACCAAACCCATGTAGGATTAAAAATAATTTGAGTTTCAGTAGAGGTAAATCCTGTTTGAGATACGATTTTATTGAATTCAGGTAATGAAACTACCAAATCAGAAGAACTCAATTCAAAATCAAAGAAGTAAACATTAAAGTTTACAAGTTCAGTTACTGCACTATTATTAAGATGTATGGTTACGTCTAATGTAATATAGCTTTCATATTCTACGGCTCCGGTTATTTTAAAATAAACGGCGTTATTTAAGTTACTTGAATTGCGTAGTTTTAACAAAAACACTTCAAGATTTACCGAAATAAACTGAAATAACTCGGTTAAATTAACCTCGCTAAAATTCTTTTTGTTAATGTATAACTTGCTAATACTTGATATAGAAGTTTCATTTTCAGCAGATAAAAAAACTCCATCGGTCAAAACTGTCAACGGAATGTTTACATCCGTTCTGAACAAGTAATTTACAATAGGGGTTCCGTTTATTTCATTTATTAGTTTTGATGCCGACTCAAATGAAAAATTTACCGTTTTTCCATTGTTCTCGCTATCCGTTCCTACAAAGTAGTCTGGGGCTATGGGAGTTTTTATCGGATAAGCTGTCTTCTTAGAAATTTTTGTCATTTTCTCAAATACTTAATAATGACAAAGATATAAATTAAAAGACAACAAACATTTGTTGTCGTTTAAAAAAAATCGTAATTTTGCTGTAATTAATCAAATCAAAATAAATATGAGTAATACAATTTTAAGGCAAGTTGTATCGGGTGACGATGCAAAAGCGAGATTACTATCTGGGCTTAATAAAAGTTGCGATATAGTTTCCGATACTATGGGTTTCAGAGGTAATAATAATTTATTCGAAACTGTTGGCGGATTACCTAATATCACAAGCGATGGCTGGGATTCATTAGAACAGCTCTTTTGGGAGGACCCAATGGAACATATTGCTTGCGAACTACTAAAAGAAGCTTGTAAAAAGACTTTTGAAATCGTAGGAGACAACACCACTTTAACTTGCGTACTTACCCAAGCTTTCTTCAAAAACTCCTTAGAGGAATTAAAAAAAGGAACTTCATCAATTGAAATTAAAAATCGTATTGACGAATCAGTTATAAAAATATTAGAATATATCGATAAGATAGCAGTTCCGGTAGATGACAAATTAATGTTTGATATTGCGAAAACTTCTGCTCACGGCGATGAGGAAATTGCTAAAATTGTTCAAGAGGCATTTATCAAAGCAGGAGAGTTTGGAATCGTATCTCACAAACGAAGCTTTACCGACGAAACTTATATCGAACACATTGCAGGAAATCCTATTGACGCCGGATACGCTAATGAAGGATTTATTAATGTGAATGATACGCAATCAGTAGTTTTTGACAATCCGCTTGTGCTTTGCTCTTTGATTAACTTTCAGACTGCAAGCGAAGTTATTCCTTTCTTAGAATATGCTTCAGAACAAGGAAGACCATTAGTGCTTATCGCTAATATGGAGCATGATATTTCTAACCTGATTTTAACTAATGTTCAGAATAGTAAATACCCATTCTGTGTCATAAAACCACCGTATCAAGGAAAGAAAGGTCGTGAAACAATGGCTGATTTAGCTTTAGTTTTAGGTTGCGAAGTTTTGCAGGGAATCACTCGTACAAACTATAACGGAAAAGAAGAATTATATCTTGGTTCATGTGAGCGTATCGAGATTGGTAAAAAAGACTCCGTAATCACACCAAGCAAAACTCTTGACAAAGAAAAATGCGACGGTAAAATTAAAGACCTTACGGCGCAGATAAAACTTCAAACCAATGAAGGTGAGCGAAACTATTTACGTGAGCGTATCGCTAAGATTTCAGGAGGAATTTCAACTATTATGGTTGGAGGTGTAACTCCGAGTGAAGTTGAAGAGAAAGTAGCGCGCGTGGATGACGCAACTTGTGCAGTGAGAGCTTCTAAGGACGGTGGAGTTGTAGCGGGTGGAGGAATTACCTTATTGTCTGCTTGGGACATATTAGAATATGTTTTAGATAATGTTACGCTACAATCAATTCGCGCTCCTTTTGATAAAATAATGTCAAACGCCAATGCTATTTGGCAAGATGATATAAAAGATGTTTATCCCACAGGTTATGATGTGAAAGACTATAAAGTAGTAAACATGTTCGATGCCGGAATTCTGGATACCGCCAAAGGAATTAAAAACGCCTTGATTAATGCTGTTTCTGCTTCTAATAACTTGCTTCGCACGAATAATGTAGTAACCTTAAAAAGATTCAGTCAAGATGGAAAATAAATTCAAAGGAAAAGCACTGAATCTCATCGTAATAGTCGAGGAAGTATTCAACGAAAACAAAACAGCATCCGGATTTGATTTAAGCGGAGTAGTAGATGCTAATGAAAAGCAGAAGAGGGGTAAGGTAGTTTCGATAGGTGAGCAATGTCCGAAACTCGCCGACGGATCATTTACATTAAATATTGGCGACGAAGTTATCTTCGACAAATTTAAGATGACAAACTTCACTCAGGACGGAGTAACGTACTTGATGATTGATTATAGAGATATAGTCATCGTTTTTTAATCAAGAGTTTTAAAGAAAAATCCCCGCTTCTATAACATGAAGACGGGGATTTTTTAGTTTTACTACTTTTTGTCAGCTTTAGTTTTAACCACTTTTGCCGGAATAATTTCTTCGGACGGCATGGAGGCAAAAACATAATCAGCCTTAACTATCTGAGGCTCTACAATAGTTTCTGCCACTTCTGTAATTGGCTCTTTAGTAAATTGAGAAGGTTCATCTGATATTCCTACGAAAACTTCTTCTGCATCGACGGTGATAGTTTCGTCGAAAGTTTCGGCGGTTGCTTCTGATTCAATTTTAGGCTCCAAAACTTCTAAATCAGAATTGTCTTTTTCATAGGTAGGAAAATCGGCGTCAACTGATAAGTTAGGAGTTTCGTCCACTTCAATTGGCTCCACTTCAATTTCAAGCTCCTGAGTTTCTACTTCTTCTACGACTTCCTTTGGAACTGCGTTGTCAAAACTCACATCTCCTACTTTTACATATCCGTATATCACATCATCTTCTTCAAGATAAAGAATATCTGATTCATGAATTAGCAATCCGTCGAAATGCTCTTTTAAACTCTCTACGTCAAATAATACTTGTTTCAACTTTTGGTTAAAATTGTGTTTGACTTTCTTAGCAATTAATTTTTCTGTATTCATAGTTTTTATTAGATTTAGCCTATACAATCGAGGTTTTTGTTTTAATAATTATTTTTCCATCTTCTATCTTTCGGAGCTGGAGGATTTTTAATGCAATCGCAGAAATCTTTCCAAAATCTTCTACAACAGTGTTTTGACGGATTGTATTCATCTTTGTCAGTAGGGTTTTCTTTTTTGTAGTCTTCCCACCATTTAGGTATTTCGTTTTCAGGCATAATTTATATTGCTTTATTTTAATATTTGTTGGTTAATTTTTTTTACATTTTTCGAAAACATCTGATAAAGTATAAATGAGGATAACAACCCATAAATAAGTATTTTGTTTTCCCAATTCTACGTTTGCTATTCCTATTGCAAATCCTACTGAAATAGCAATCATTTTTAATATTCTAAAGAATTTTTCCATAATTTATAGTGTTTCTTGTGGTTTTCGTCCAGTTTGAATATCTTGTATTTCGTCATTCATATCCATTATAATCTGTTTTTCTTCTGCGCTCAACGGCGTAAAAACCGGTTGTGACATTCGTATGGTATTCATCTTTCCTAATGTTCTGTAAATCCATGTTAGTTTATCTACGAAAGTCCTTGTGAGTCGGTAGAGATATGTTCGGGTTTCTTTATCAGGACCGTTTAGAGTTTTCTTCACTTTTATGATTTCTTCAAGCATTCCTTCCTTCAAAAACCGATTTAGTTTTCCTGATTTTCTACCCGTCATCAAAACCATTGTATTCTCAAATCGGTCTTTTGTAAAAGGAATATTAGAGTAGAAATAAAAACCAACCTCCAAATCTTCTTTACGGATTCCGTATTTTATCGAATAGTAGTTTATCACAATTCCGTAATATCGCATAAAATCGAATTCTCTAACTACCGGCTGAACTACAATAAACTTATTCTTACTTGCAATCACGTTTCGTTCACGACTTCTCTGCAAAACTCGTAACGGATGCATTAATGCCAATTCCTTTACTTCATCAACCTCTTTTACCCTACGTCGTGAAGTACGCTTTTCCCATTGTGCTGCCGTTTCTCCTTCACGAACTTTCATAAACTCTACCATTGTTCGCTTTTGATATTCGCTCATTCCTGGCTTTATTTTTCCTTGCAAAGAGAATGGTCCATATTTCTTCTTAGGCTGTTTTGGCTTACCGATTTTCGGTTGCTTTTTCATGCCGGGATAATACCTTGACTTATTCTTAGGTTGCTTTTTTTTGCCTTCGTCCATTTAATTGAATCTAAAAGTTTGACGTTCTGCAATTCTTCTATTCAGACTTTCGTAGGATTCATTCACGATAAAATCCAATCCTGCTGAACTCACAATCCCTATTTTGCTATTGAAACGCTTAGTGTAATCTATCGTGTATAGCGTGTATTCTTCAATAGTTTTGCCCGAAAGATTTAACTCAACTCCAAATTCTTGTTGGTCAACATCTTCCTCGCATACTACGTGAATGACATTTACTTTTAATCCTATATTCATGTAGTTTTGGTTTTAGAGATTAATTGGTCATATAAATCTTCTGCTGATATTATTTCATTTTTGTCGAATTTCCCAAACTGTATAAAAAAGCAATAGTGTTCAATTAAGCAGAAACCGTCTTCGTCTTTTGGGAAATGAATTTGAAGCAAAATCATTAACGACTTTACAAGCAAATTATCATTATAAGAGCATTGACTTCCGGAGCCAAACATATCCTGAATAGCTTCCCCAAATTTTTGATCTAAATACATTTGTTGTCTTAGATTTTCGATTACAGTACAAAATATTTCTTTCGTGATCATACTATTTATTTTAATGATTTAGGACTTTTTTAGCGATTCCAAGCATACTTGCTTTGTCTTTGTGATAGGCTTTTAAAAGAGCTGTGACTTCGGCAGTTTCGTAAATATGAACCTTCGAAACTTCTGAAATAAACTCGGCATAATTTCCTTGAACGTCGTCGGTGTCATCTTCTTTCTTTGAGATAAAGTCCTTATGCATATCTGTAAAAGGCTTCAAAACTTCAATCGCAAGTTTACATTTCTGATACATAGTTTTGTTTACTTGAGAAACAGTAGGGAGTATGCACGAAAGTTTAAATAGTAGATTTGCGAAATACTCACCGGCCAAAACACAATTCGTTGTTTGAGAAGCCATTTCTTCCATAAATTCATGCTCTGTAATGGTATGAACTTCATGGTCTTTAAATTTCATCTCTATAAGAATTTCAATGATTTTCTTATCTCGTTCGTAGTTAGCATTTACAATTTCAGGGAAATATGCTCTTTGTCTTGAATTATAGAATTTGCCTTCGCTATTTTTAAGGAAGTGTATTTTTGGTGAGTTATTCATAAAAATTATTTGTTAAGTATTCTTTGTAAAAACATTGCTTTTTTAAGGATTAAGTAGATTAGTACATCTCCAAACTTCTCGTTAACTACTGCTTCCGTAGGGAGTTTTCCTGAATCTAAGTCATTGGTAATATCCTCGATAGATATTTCATGTTTTAGCAACATTCCATCCAACACTTTTTCTCGTGTAATATTCTTTTTCCTGGCGCCAACTTCAAAATTGTGAAAAGGATTGTTATTACGTCTATACTCTTTTCCTTTGGCGATTAGAGTTTCTCTTATTTGTTGTAGTGTTTCATCAACTACTTTTTCAAATTCCGCTTCTGAGTTATATTCTATTTGAGAGTAAGTTGGTAAATCTGATATTTTAACAGATTTTTGTTCTGCTTTTTTGGTTTCAATGTCTGAAAGATTTATAATTTTTAAATCTTTTATATAAGAACCTATATTAGCCCAACTATCCTTTTCATGAATACACGCCCCGTAAAAATTATCACATCTATTAAATTCAAAACTATCTGTTAGTTTATCATTTGGAAATGCTACTTTTAATACTTTTTTTAGTAAGTAGAAATTTCCACAATCGTCTTTAATAGCATGTGTTTTGTTTACAAGTAGTTTAGCAGCTTCATTCAGTTTCATAATTATCTATTTTTAGTTTAAAAAATTCTTTCCAGTCTTCTACGGTCCATTTTGATTTTATTTTCTCCCAAAGCTTAGATTTACCGTCTTTCCGGAGAACTTCAATCACATCGAATACCGTAAACTCTTTACAGTAAGCATTCGTTATTTTTTTATCTCTTTCGATAGAGTACTTGTTATTAGTTTTGCACATTTGGATAGGGTATTTGGTTGCAATAGATTTGGGTAGAAACTTTTCTCTCTCTGATTATATTTCTAATATTTCTTTCTATTTCCTTAAAATCAGGGTAGTTTTTTAGGTTTTCATATGCTTTCATCGTATGCATTACTGCTGTATGGTTTGTATTTACGATTGAACCTATTTTTTCTAATGATAATCTTGACTTTCGCTCCTTTAAAACCCTGAAAACTACTACTCTCGAATAGAAATTCTCTCTTTTACGACACTTTATCCTAATATCTATACCGGTTTCTCTCTGTATGTCTTTAATCATACTAATCACTTCGTACTCCTTCATTAATTTTTAGTTTTTATGATTACAGTAGCTCCCTTTGATTTTGAATTCCTCAAAACCCACCCATCTAAAAACTCCACAAGCTCTTTTATAGATTCTGAGAATTCACCACCGTTTCTATTTGCTCTGATTGTATTTTTATTTCCGGTTAACTCCTGAGAAACATTGCTGAAATTGATTAGTTTTTTAGAATCCATTTATCTTAATTTAATTTGAAAAAATGCTAAACTTTCTTAGCGGTCAGTCTGTCTATAAATTAAGCACGTCACTTTTTTCATCCACCAAGATGCTTTTTGACTCAAGCTTTATAGATTCCTACGGCGCCGACAAGCGCAGATTTTTTACCTCGGTGGAGTTTATTTCTTTAATTTTCCGTTAGCAATGTCATTTAGCATTTTGAATAGCGCCTCTTCTCCATATCCCCAATGCTTTTTATCCTCTTCATTTTGAAATTTAGGTAGCACTATTATTTGTTTTTGAGATTCACAACCCATTTTATGAACTCCATCTTTCTGCCCGCATTGTTTACATTTTGCCATTATAATAGCTTGTTATCAATATCTGGAAGACCTTTTCCATTATTGGTGATTATAGAGAATCCGGCGTTCGACGTAAAACCTAAATCTTCACTATATCCGTTTCCGGTAAATAAACTCCTTGCATGCATTCTAATGTGGTCCACAGAATCATCTTTTATGATGTTGAATTTTCCTTTCATATTCATGCTTAGTTTTTGAATTATTGAATGAAGATGTCCTTCAAGGATTACGTTAAAAACTCCTTTCTTCCCGAAATCCCAACAAATATCCTTAGTCGCCTTCTTACTAATTCCTTTATGACCATGAAGTAGTATGTAGTTTATGCCGTCTATCTCACATGAAATAACCGTTGGGTGAAACTCAATATCATATCCCAAAAGTTCTAATCCAAAAGCAATTAAATCAGCAGCTCCTCCGTCAACGTCTTCTTCTTTATCTGAAGTAAGCCTATCGTGATTTCCAGCAACCAACTTCACTTTTTTAAGGTTGGTGATTTTTGACAGAAACTTTTCATGCCATATTTTAACAGAAAACTTAATAACCTCTGCTCCAATCATTCCTTTTTGCAGTCCTTTCCAAGAGTTTTTGTGGTTTAAACCGGTAAAACTCTCTATCATATCGCCCAAAAACATCACATTTACTTCGCTAAACCCTCTTTTATTTACTTTTACAACAATATCCTCGATGTAATCAATCAAAATTGGAATAGAGAAATCTTTTGTATTCACTAATCCGTTGATATAAGCTCCTAAGTGCGGATCACCAATTATAATATTTGCAACTTCATTTCCTGCGATACTTGTAGAAGTATGTTTGATGCATTTTTCAAGTTCCGTAGTCAGAATCTCTTTTATTTCTAAGTAATCATTCTCAAATTGTTCTTCTGAACTATAAAAAGCGATATTGTAATATGGAGTTCCGGTATGAGAAACTAATTTCCAACTCTTTACAGTGTCATAATCGAAACCGTAGAACTCGCAATATTGATTAATATCCATTATACCACCGGAAGAAGAAATAGCAGTAAATCCACGATTTTTACGATATTGACTAGTTTCAGTGGTAGTTTCGTTCTCTAAATCTTCATCAACTTCTTTTTCGACAACTATCTCAACGTCCTTAGAAAACTTATTACTACTAATATTTCTACTAATGTATCTTGAAAACGACTCGCGCTGATGAGTGTCAAAATCACCTTGTATTTTATTTACTATTTCAATAGATTTTATACCTTGATTCTCTTCTAAAATTTGCTTAATTTGCTCGTCGTAAACATTCCATTTCCCTCCTGTATGTTGGTTTGCCATTTCTTGATTATTAGTTATAAAACTTATTACTTTTTATATTGTGAGAAATTCTTTTGAAACTCTTGATACCTAAAGCCAAACTGCTTTTCCATCTTCTTTGCTTCTCCATGAGTCATTAGTTTTGCTCCTACATATTCTCCGGTTTTAATATCGTATTTTACTACTTCTACAATCGTACCCGCAGGAAGCAAATCTGGAATGTATTTTTTCTTGTCAACTGCCATTTACTCAAAAACCTTATACCCAGTTTCCCTCTGTAGTGACCGAATCTTCTCATTCAACTTTTCGTCATTACACCCTTTCTTATAAAGCTTTTTCCTTTCCGTGTATAAGAACTTTAAGCGAATCTCCGGACTCAATTCTACTTTCGCTTTCGCTTCTCTGAAACTCCCTGTTTCAAATCCGCCGTTACCGTCTGAGTGTATTGTATCGTTCATAGTTTTTAATTTCAGTTTCACTTTTTGTTTCCGGTCTCCACCGCGTGACGAGGTAGCATTTTACCTTGACTCTCATTGGGATTATTGAAAAGTGATTTTTGTAAAAACACCCTTATTTCTCATCCACAAGGCAAATTTGCGCCTATTTATAGAAACCACCAAACAAAATGTGAAATATTTTCACTTTCAATGTGAAATAATACGAAACAACAAAAGAAGCTATTTAAAGCGTTAAAACTATTTAAGGGGTATAAGAACCTATCCGGAGCATTATCGTTTAACCACAATGAAGAAAACTATCAAAACTCATGAGTATCATCATTTTCTCAACAACAGCAAGGGATATATCTTAGAGAGTAAAGGTGAGGGGTAGGGTTATATACCGAACTACGCCCCACATTATGCGAAAGGAAACGGGAATTATCGAGGGGGTGGGTATTGTTTTTGGTTTTGCTTTTCAAATTCGTTTCAAATCCAGCACCAACCAAGTAATAAGGCACAAGCAAGGAACTAAAAGCAATATTAATCAATAGATCCCACTAAAACACATCAATTTTAATCTTAGTATGATTAAGTAAAACCAACTATAAAACCAATCATAGTAAGGGTTTACGGTTGTATCGTATCGTTTTACTCCGAGTTTATAATAATACAATGTGAAACTATGCACCCAATCAATTATTAATCACGAAATACCTTGTAAAAGCCTTTAAACGTTGGGAGTTGTGCGTGTTGTACTGCCTTATACGATTCTTTTCTTAGCCTTATAAATTAGGCTTAAGATCCTGGAAATTTGGCTTTGTTATTCCCTTGTGTTTTCTCTTAGTGTTTAACTTCTATTCTATTGGGTAGTTTTGACGCTTGTTTGCCTTAAGTCTTTGATTCTGTACGTTTGCCCTTGTCTAAAGTTTTAAAGGCTTAAATAGGCTTATATTGATTGATAGCCTTTTTGTCTTATTGGTTATGTGATGTTATTGTCTTTGCGTGTTGTTTGTTTCCCTCCTGATTTATTAGGCTTAAAGAGTTTTGAAGGTGTTCAATGTAAGATTTTACTTTGTTTTGTAATTATCTTACATTTTTACTGATTATTTTATGCAGTTGTAAACCCTTGTTATTATTGGCTTTGTTTCACATTGTGAAATATTAACCGTTTACAAACGTTTAATGTCGTAAATATTTCACTTCTTTGCTTGTGGGAACAAATTAACCTTTGTATGTTTGCAGTGTTGAAAGGGTAGAGATTACCAATACAACGAAAGGCAGTAAAATAGTAAGGCACTCAAGATATTAAAATTTGAGATAGTTTAAATACTTCGCTAATTACATTCATTTATATAACGGTTCTCGTTTGGGAGTTTTAGAGGTTCAAATCCTTTGCCGTTAACTAATCAAATTTTTTATTAACTCTTATACTCTTATAACATGGAAGCAAAATTTAATGAACTTATGAAACTATTAAATAATAGTAATAAGGAATCTCAATTAAGAAATTTATTTAACAACTCTAATAATTTAGAGAAAATTAATTTACTGGGAACTATACAGGATTTTTTAGGAATTAAAGAAAAAAGCATATTACAATTATTTAAAGAAACTGTTTTAAACTCCAACAACTAAAACCATGAACCCAAACAACAACACCCCAACGGACAAAAGAAACGAGATATTAGGCGCAATTATATTTTTTGCGTGTGTAGTTTCATTCATTGTATTTATTTACTCGAATACTCCGCATTATTACCGTTAATTTTCGATCATTACAAAACGACAACAAACATTTAAAAACTTATAAAAATTTACATCATGAACGCAACAGCAACAACAACAACAACAACAACCGCAAAAATTTTCTTAACTGATTACGCAAGTTATAACAATGGAACTCAATTTGAGTTCGGGCATTGGGTAGATTTAGCCGATTTTAACGACGCCGAAGAATTAAACGAGTATATCTCTAACCACTTCAAAGAATGCGACGAAAAAAGTCCTTTGGATCAATACGGAAGTAAAAGAGAGGAAACAATGATTACAGACTTTGAAGGCTTCCCGGAGGAGTTTTATAGCGAATCAGGGTGCGACTTTGACAAAATTTTCAAATATATAGAACTGGATTTTGAAAATCTAAGCGACGACGAAAAAATTAGTCACTGGAATGAGTATTGTTCAGAACAAAGAAACGAGGACGAAATTTATAGTTTCGACGATGAATTTTTTGAAATTTTCTTCGCCAATAAACCAATGGAAGCGGCAAGGGCTGCAAGTTTTGGAGATGTTAACTGGTCAGACGATTATATCAGTTTTAACGGTTACGGAAATTTAAAAAGCCTTTCTAACCCAATCGACGCAATCGATGAAACCGCTTTAATAGAGTGGTTAATCGAAAACTTATAATACCAATACAAAGCCGTTTCAATTTTACGATTGTAGCATCGAAGCAATAACGGCACAAACATTTATTAATCTAATCTTTATTTATTATGGAACATTTAAAAAGTTCTCTTTTAGCAGGCAAAACAATAGTTTTTAATAATGAGATTTTTGCCGAAACCTCAGACTGTGGAATTATGGAAGCTGAATGTGATTTTAAAAACAATCATTTTCGTATTTGGTTTAACGGCAAATTTGTAAATGTTTCAATCACTTTTGAGGCTTTCGAAAAAAAGTTATTACAGTTAAAAAAAGATTGGGATTTACAATTAAAATCTTGGTAAAATGAAAACCAGGAGCAACCCCACGCAAAGAAACTGCAAAGCGACGATTTTAATTTTCGCTTTGTTTATTATCTCTATTATCATTCAACTTTAAACTTTTACTCAAATTTAAAACTCAATATCATGAAAACAAATTTCACAAAACAAAGATTTCTAGTTCTTACAAATGAGGACGATAAAGTATTAGCAATTATTAATTGCGAATCAGGAGAAAATAATATTTCTGAAAAATTAGAGCAAGCAATTAGAGAGGAATACGATGCCGACGAAGTTATAATAAATTCAATTTTGGTTAATGGGTGGGAAACTCTAAACGAAATAAGCGAATACGATTATAACGTTGAATTTATAGCGGAAATAATAAACCCTAATTACGACAACGATAACGAAAAATTTACATTATTAAGAACTGAAATGTATTAACCATGAAAAAGCTAAAAACCCATTACGCAATATTAACGATTATAAGCGCCTATTTTTTATTCAATGGTTGTATTCCTCGACAAAATGAAATAACCGTAATATATGGAGTTAACGAGTTTCATTCGTGGGAATTGTACGCAAAGGAACTACAAAAAGAAGGATACACACCCGAAGCAAGCCGAAAAATTGCAAAAGTAGAGTTTGGAGTTTTGCCCATCGACGAAGAATACAACTCACTAATTGAAGACTGAAAAAACTAATATTTAAAAATTTATATCATGGAATTATTAAACACGCCTTTTAACCATTCAAAATGGTTTCGCCAACTGAATAAAGAAACTCAAAAATACGAACCTTACACCACAAAAAAAGAAGCGCTTCAGTACTTTGTATCAAGTGGAGATTTTTATAATGATAACGGAGTTTTAAGGTTTTCCGGAAAAGAAAAAGGAAGCTATAAAATGAGCCAAAAAGAAAGTGATTATTTTACTCAACTATTGAAGCAAAAAGACGAAGCAAAGCAAGAAGCAAAAAAACATATTGAAATACTTAAAATTTTAGCTTCAGAAGAAAATAAAAAAATAGATAAAAACTTTATTTTCAAAAACTGCATAGTATGTGTAACAATTTATTTTGGTTCTGAATATGTTCATACAGGAATTAGTTTTATTGATTACATAAAAGCTCACGGAGGAGAAACAAAAGAACTTTTAAAAACACTTTACGAAGAAGCTAAAACACCATTTAAAGAAACGGACGAAAAAGAAGAAATAAACAACTTAATCAATATGTTTTTAGATTGGAAAAACAACTTTTTAACAGTTGGTAAGTTTGCAGAGTATTATAATCTAACTATTGATAAAGCAAATTCACTAATTGACAAAGGCAGAGAATTAAACGAAAAAAGAGCAATTGAAAAACAAAACTTTGTCATAAACTAAAATCATGAAATCAATAAGAGACCAAATCGAAAACTTTTTAATCAAAATCACAAAAACTATTTTCAAATGAATCAAATAATTTTAACCAATAAGCAATCAGACGATTTAGGCTCCCAACTAATTGATGAACTGCAAAAACTAAATAATGGTTTTGTGATTATTCATGTATCGAGTTTTTACGACCACATAGAAGAGTATTTTAAAGCAGTTATTTTCTATCATGAGTAAAAATCTAAAAAGACCTCCCGAAAAGAGGGAAACTATCTGGGAAGAAACCGCCCGCCTAAAATCAGAAGCGAAAGAAGTTTTAAGAATTGCAAAAGAACAAGAAAAACAAAAATTAAAAAAATAGAAAAAATGAATACAGAAAACAATAAGATTATAGCGGAGTTTTTAGGATTAAAAACAATCCTGGAACAAGATTTCTTAGACTACAAATACAACCAAAACGAAACGGATAATTTATATATTTTAGAATCTTTAAAATATGATTCCGACTGGAATTCTTTAATGGAAGTAGTAGAAAAGATTGAAAATTTAAAGTATTTTCAAAATGAAATTCAATTTAAAATAACAAAATATGCAGTTTGTATTCAAACAATAACAAAAGAAACTGGAATTGTTATTTCTCCTTGTGTTTTTTCAAAATGGGCAACTTATGGAGGAACAGAAAAACTACAAGCAACTTATAAAACAGTTGTACAGTTTATAAAATGGTACAACCTTCAAAACTCTTAATCATGGAACCCAACAAAGAAAAAAAAGACTTAGCACCGCAAATTATTATCCTGATAATATTAATTGCCATTTTATCCGCACTTTAAAACCCTCAAAAACTATGAAAGACCCAAAAAAACAATACGAGAAAAAAAGAGAACAAATTCGAAGAGATAAAAATATTTCTGAACTCGAAAAAAGCAGCAGGCATTTTGGCAACTGGATAGATTATGTATTTTCTACCGTAGAGAGCCGAGAAAAAGAATCGCTAAAATACCAAGCCGAAAAAATAAGAATCAACACGTAAAGCTAAAACTCAAAAACCATGAAAATAACCGCCGAATTAGTAACAGAATTACTTCTTGAAGAAAATACTTTGAAGATTGATTATTATTTCGGGAGGTATATTGATGGAGACTTTCGCTACATGGTAGCAATGTCAACGACAACAGAAAAACTAATCTTTGAATTTATTGAAAACTAAAATATGACCGAAACCCAAATCCCAACCGATAAAAAACAATTCATAAAAGAAGCCAAAGAAGAATTAAGATTTTTAGGCTATTTACAAGTAGATTTAGCAAAAGCTACCTACATATCCTTAAATCGTATAAAAACCATTCTCGCAGGCTCTCAATCAGTCACAGAAGAAGAAATAGCAGTAATCAAAAAAGTTTTAGGACTTTAATTTAATCAATAGAAAACATGAAAACTAAAAATTGTACCGTAAAATTAGTTGAATACACGTCCGAAAAAATCGAAAATTTAATTAAACAGATTGAAGTAGTTTTTGATAATGTGAATAATAGTACTATAAAAAAAATAGAGTGGCCTAAAAGCGACGACGGCGAAGCATTTTATGATTTTAGAACTTCGGTTTCTTTTACTTGTTCCGGAACTAAAAATGACATTTATGAATTAATGAATAAAATAAAACCAAATCCTATAACTTTTAATTGATCATGGACATAATATTTTGCTTAGGAATAATTGTAGGATTAATACTTTTTATAATAATTATAAAACAAGAATAAATAAAATGGAAAATACAAAAAACAAAACATACACAATTAAAACATTAAATCAAATTTGCAATATTGTAAATGATAATAATATAAAACTATTGATAGATGATTTTGCACAATGGTTGATTTATTACAATGAAGCTATAAAATCTGTCAGAAAAAAAATTCCAAATGACACTGAAAAGTTAAAAAATATTGAAATTGCTAAATGTGATTTCGTATGGACTGATGATGGAGAAAATAAATTAACTGGAGTTATTTTAACTGAAACTGAAACTGGTAAAACAACAAAAATAGATTTTATAAATACGGACTAAATAAAAATTATGTTTTATAAAAAAGATATCAAAGAATTAATTAAAAATCATTTAGACAAATACAATAAAATCGAGTTAATGTATCCGAATAGATATAAAGAAATTCACAAAAGCCCTTGCAAAAACTGCCCAAGTATTTTTAATAAAGAAAACAAAATTATTGATTTAGAAAATGAAGAAGTAAAAAATTATCCCAGAGAAGAGCAAATAAAAAGTGTATTCCCTTGCGGATGGCGTGGCTCTAAATTATGCAAAGGTTATTGTGACGAATTTAATATTAAGGAAAAAGATTTAATTTAAAATAATAGATAATTATGGCTACTAAATGGAATTTAGATAAAGAAAAAATAATATTACAAGAAGTAGAAAAATCACCTGAACATTTACGTGATGCTTTTTATAGAGCTTCATTAAAAATAGACAAAACAGCACACGCAATTTGCACTCACTATTATAGCAAAATGACAAATAATAAAAAAACTTAAAAAACCATGAACCCAGCCAAAGAAATCGGATCAATTATAAAAGACCGCCGAAAATCAAAAAAAATATCGCAAAAACAATTGTCCGAAAAGATTTTTGGCGAAGACAATCACAATGCGTCAATCTCACGAATTGAAAAAGGAGACTGGAAAAAAAGTAATTTCCTTACGATTTACAACATTCTAAACGCACTCGACATCGAACTAATCTCTTTAATTAAAAATGCTTAGATTATATGGAATTCATAATTAGCACCGCCGAAATCGAAAGTACAAAATCCTTTCAAAAACTTGACAAATGCTTTAAAATAATAGCGTTAAAACTATCAAGTAAAAAGATAATCTCAACCGGACTTTTAGTCTTCCGAAGCTCCGGAGTAATACCAGGAAGCGTAGCAGGAAACAACCTAAAAATTTTAAACGAATTAATACAAAAAGAAAAATAAAAACAAAAATCCCTCTATCTTAATTGATAGAGGGATTTTTTTTGCGTTTAAAAACTATTAATCTTTATTGAAAATCAAAAATATATCGTTGTCAAGTTCTTGGTATCCTTTATCGTAAACAAAATAATAAGTGTTGCCAGTTTTAGCCATTACTACTGATGTAATAGCATCAAAATCAAACTTTTTCTTAACTAAAATCTTCTTAGTTACTTTCGTTTTTTCTCCCAAATTCAAATCACACAAAATCCTATAATTTTTTCTAAGTGCGTTGTTTATATTACGCATTAGGTTGGTAGAATCCTTGTTTACCTTATTGTTGTGATTATTACGGCATGAATCCGAGCAAAACATCTTATCCGCCCTCCCGACTATTTCCTTTCCGCATTCGGGACAAAAACGACTTTCTTTAATTATTTCCATTGGTTCTGCATTATTTCTGCGTATTCTAATTTACTAGTTTTATTGTAATTCTCTAATTGATTACTATTCTTACTCCATCCGCATATTGCGTTCAGAACTTCCTTACTCACTTTGTTATAATTCAAAGTAGCAAAACTCCTTCTGCATACGTGAGACGAAATTAGTTTATACTTTTCAAAATACCCAATTTTTTTTCGTTTTAAATCTTTATCAAATAATTTACCATGAATTACGTTGTCGATTTTACACACTTGACAAATGGTTTTTATGTGCTTGTTAAATTCTGAACTACTTATTTTCGGTGGCAAGTTTCCAAAATTAGAATCAATAACACTCTTTACAACTGGATGCATCGGGATTACAACTTTTGAATTTGTTTTCTTAGTTCTTATCTTGATAACACCATCGGTAATATTAGAAGTATCTAATTTTAAGAAGTCACTAACACGTAATCCTGTGTGCAATCCAATTAAAAGGTTTTGTTTAGCAATATTCAATTCGTAATCCGACGAAAAATCCTGATCAATAATTTTTTGAATTTCAGTTTCGTTCAAATAAATTCCTTCAAAATCATCCTCTTTGTCTAAGTAAATACGCTGTTTATACGATTGGTTCACATCGATATTATGCTCCGAAGCACGATTTAAGAAAAAACGGAACCGGCCAAGATGTCTTTCTATTGTAGAAATTTGGTAGTTTTCAGTATCTAAATAATCAACAAAACTATTCAAATCTGAAATAGAAACATTTCTAAGCTGCAATTTTTCACCTACAACCGTTTCGTATTCCTTCAAAATTTTCACAAATTTCGTATATTGGTTTCGCAATCCTTCATCCATTAGCTTTTTATGTGAAACTTTCCACGCTTGAGAATGATTATCTAACCACCAGGAGGAAAAATCCGACACGTAAATAGTATAATCCGGACTTACTAATCCATTCTCTAATTTAGGACGCATAAAGCTTGTTTTTACTACTTTATGAACCCATAGCTTATTTATTACTACACCCTTGCAAAAGTCTTTGTTGTACTGTTTTAGAATATCGAGTTTCAGTCCTTGTAACGCAATATTCAATTCACTATTATCAATAACAGTTTGTGAAACTGAATCCCATTCGTGGTCCATAAGCATAACCGCCATAGCTACTGAAACGTCCAGCTTGTTATGATATAAGCGGACAGATAATTTCTTTATCGCTTTAGTACCCTGTAGTTTAAATGAAATATTCATGATTTAGTAGTTTTAATTAAGCAAATTTAAACATATAAATCCGTTTGACAATATTTTTTAAAAGAAAATTCACTTTTTTATTGTCAGAAGTGAAATTTTTACTATTTTTGCTGAAACAATTTCACTTTTAATTTATTGATTATGAAAATAGAAAAGGAAAAGCAAGACAAATTAGAGTTTTTAAAACAAACAAAACTCGAAACTCAAAAAGTACATATTGGCAGAACAAATCCAAAACGAGGTCATAGTTTATTTGAAGTGAATATATCTCTAAAAACTATTGAATTAGCTGATTTTGACAAATCAGAAGCCGTAAAATATGAAGACGCAATGAAAGGTATGATTTCGGTAAATAAAAAATTAACCGTAAAAGAAAACTGTATCTACATATCGGCTCTGAATAAAAAAAATGTAATGAAGATTTTACATCGTAATCACGGAATATTATTTTAAAAAAAATCAAATTATGAATATGAAATCAAGTTTTTTAGCAATGGCTATGATGGCTGAGATGATGGAAAATGTAAGTTATCCTAAGCGAAATAAAGTTAGAGCGTTTATTCCTTCTGAACCAAGAGAATCAAAACAACAACCAGGAACATTCCATTATTGGTTTAGAGATGATGGAAGCTTTTTAAATGAAAAGCAAGGTGAAAGAATGCGAAAAGATGAATGTGTTTTTGTTTGCTATTCTATTAATGATAAAAACGCAATTAAGAAATTCCAAAAATATAAAAACGACCAAAACTCCAAATAAATGCAAAAAATAACCATAGAACTCACCATAGAACTCACCGAAGATCAAATAGACAAAATCGTCGAATCTCGCCAACCTAAAAAAAACCTAACGTACTCAATCATCGGAGCATCAAAACAATTAGGAATTAGCCAATCAACGATTCACCGGTTAATAAAAAGTGGTGATATTTCTACTCAAATAATAGGGAAATCCCCTCGAATCTCTCAAGTAGAAATCGAAAAATACTTAAACAAAGTATAACGGTTCGCTTGTATGGTTAGTGCGGAAAAATAAGCCGAATCACTCCATACAAGACTGAACAATCAAGTACAAAATCAACTGTAAATTTAACACCATACCGCATTAACTATACAAGCTGTTAGCGGTTGTTTCGGGTTTAAAAAACTGAATTTTTATGAATATTATAATAACAGATACACAAGAAGTAGTTCAAGATTGCTTGAAGCTAACAGATAGAAAGGAAATTACTAAATCTACTAGACTCTTTTTCGCTCTTGGAACTTATACCGAAAGAAATAATAGGGGTTGGATAAAAGAATCTTGGAGAAGAAGTGGTTTTTATAAAGAAATAACAGACCCCTTTAATTTTGCTAAGCACGATAAAAGTTTAGAAAAAGCAGAATATATAGAACATCATAATTTTGTAATTAAAAACTTTGTATGAAAGATAAAAAACCATTTAAAATAATCTGCACTAAAGATTATGAATTCGAAGGTACCATAATGAAGGTAGGCGATATTGGATATAATTCCGCTTATCAACCAATACCAGATAATTGGGAACGATATTCATCTAAAGGGAAAACAGGTAAAAAATGTATTTATTGTGAAAACAAAACTTCTGGCGAAAATATTTCATATTGTGACAGATGTCTTTCGCAGGAAGATTCGTAGCAATAACCGCTAACGGTTCGTCGCTATAATTTCGGCGTGGCTTAGAACCGTATATTTTCTGCCGAAAGCAAAATATTATTAACCACCGATAATTCCACTAAATAAAACGCTGAAATATAGCGACTGTTAGTGGCAGTTATTTTAACACAAAACGAATTATGAAAAAATTTATTTCAGTTGAAAAATACGCAGATAACGGAGCGTTTAGTCATTATGAATTAGTTGACGAAAATGGAGAAACTATCATCAAAGATATTATGCAAGCCAAAAAAAAGGAATCAAATTTTGATAAGGTCGAAAAAGAAATTCAAAACAGAATTGATAATACTTACAAACATTCGGAAAAAGTAAAAGACAGAACTGAAAATGCGAAATACGAATCCGCTACAACTTCATTAGTTCTTTTGAAAATGTGGGTTTCTGATAATTGCCACTAACGGTTGCGTGTATGGGAAGTGGCGTAAAAACACACCCGAATTATTGAATTATTACTAATCTTAAAAGTACAAAACTATGTTTAAATTAAGCCGAATAAAGCCATTTCTTATACACGTTGTTATAAGTTGTATTCATTTTTTATTCAAGTTGATAAATTGGAATCATTTTAAACAAAAGCACGAAAATGGTAAATATTACTATACGAAAATTATAAAGATAAAAGGCTTTAGAACCGCTGTTGTTGATAATATTTGGGGAGCAAGAGCTAATATTCGGTTTTACTGGACTATTGGGAAATATAACTTATAACGTTATCTCGCTTGCTCGTCGTTGCGGGCTTCGTAAAAATAAAATTTCTAACTAAAAATAAATATAATGCGAAACGAAAATATGATTGAACTACAAAATCCGCAATGCGTGCAAACGAGTGTTACAGGAAGTGATGGGTCGTTAATGATAACTGTTTCGGGTGGTAGAAGTTCCGCAATGATGGCAAGACATATTCAAACAAATGAAAAATATGCTAATTATGAAAAGGTTTTTGTTTTTTGTAATACAGGAATGGAAAGACCTGAAACAATTGATTTTCTTAAAAATATCGAAAAGCATTGGGAAATGCCATTAGTGAAAATTGAAGGTGTTTATTCAAATGATTTAGGAACTGGAGTTAAATATAAAATTGTTGATTGGGAAAATATGAATATGACTGCAAAGCCATTTTCTAAAATGATTGAGCATAAAAATAAAGGAATTTTTGAAGGATTACCAAGTAAAGATGCACCTTACTGTTCTGAAAATTTAAAAACGCTTCCCGCTAAAAAATTATGTGATGATATTTTTGGCGTGAATAAATATAAAATCGCAATAGGATTTAGAAAAGAGGATATGCCAAAACGAATTTCTTGGGCTGAGATCAAAGAGCAAAGGCAAAAGATATTTCCTTTATTGACTGATTTTTATACACCAATATCACAAATTGACTTAAATAAATGGTGGAAAAAACAACCGTTTAAATTACAAATACACGGCAAATATGGAAATTGTGAATTGTGCTGGAAAAAATCGGAAGATACGTTAATTGAAAATATACTTTATGGTACAAGATTTATTGATTGGTTTGAAAAAGAGGAACAAAAATATAATAGTGTTTCTTTTCGTGGTCATAAATCAATATCCGATTTAGTAAAACTTTCAGAATTACCAAGAACAATAAAAATGGAGTTACAAACGGAGGACGATTTTAATTGTGTATGCAGTTTCTAATCATTTCCTGTAACGTTTCGCTTGTATGGTTAGTGCGGAAAAATAAGCCGAATCATTCCATTCAAAAAACAGATTATCCAAATACAAACTGAATTATAAATTAAACACTAATACCGCATTAATTATACAAGCTGTTATAGTTAGTGGCGGTTTTTAAAACTTAAAGTCTTATGAGTTCAAAATCAAAATTATTTGCGATGACAATGATGGGCGCAATGCTAAGTTCAATGGCTCAAACTTCTGAACGTAAATACTACGAAAAAGAAAACGAATCTAGTAAAGAGCCTAAAAAACCTATTATTCCAAATGGTTGTAAAGAATATCATTTTACAAGAAGTGGTCGTTTTGATACCACTGAAAATATGTGGAATGATATAGATTATATTTTTACTTGTGTTGCTTCAAACGAAAAAAATGCGGTAAAAAAGTTTGAAAAATGGTCTAATGAAAACAATTCGTAGCCATTGACTATAACTACTATATGTATTTTCCTTAAAAAAAATCAACAAAATTAATACTTCACGATATGGACATTCGAAAATGGTACGATAAGTATTCGATAGACATTCAATTAGTTTACGATTCAGAAGCAACTCGAAAAAACTATAAATCACAAGTTTGGTGCTTTCTGAATAATTTTGGAAATGAAATTGAGCCAAAGTCTATTGACAACGAAAAAATAAAGTTATGGTTGTTAGAAGCGAAAACAATTAATAGTAGAAAACATAGGCTTTGCGCTTTAAATTCTTTCTATAAAATTACAGTTGGTATGCCTTCTAAAATACAGAAGATTCCATATCCAAAGTCAGAAAGAAAACTCCCAATAGTTTTAAGCGTCGAAGAAGTTCAAAAAATGTTTTCAGTTTGTGAAAATTTGAAACACAAAGTAATTCTTAGTTTACTTTATTCTTGTGGTTTGCGAGTTTCGGAGCTAATCAATCTAAAATGGTCGAATATTGATCGCAGCCGAATGATTATTAATGTCATTGGAGGAAAAGGAAATAAAGACCGTCAAGTTATGCTTGATAGTTCTTTAATTCCATTATTAGAAAAATATTTTTTTGAATATAAAACAAAAACTTATGTTTTAGGAGGTAAATTTTCAGACCAATATTCGTCCACAAGTGTCAATCAAGTAATGAAACAACTTGCTATAAAAGCAGGGATAAACAAACGAGTTTATACTCATTTAATGCGCCATAATTGCTTTACGCATTTAGTAGAAGCGGGAATAGACATAAATTTGATACAAAAACTTGCAGGTCATTCAAATGTAAAAACTACTTTACTTTATACTCATATTTCGCACAACCTAATAAGCAAAATACAATCACCCTTACAAAATATAATATTAACAAATTAAATAAACAAAAATGGAAGTAGTAGGAAGAATTAAATTAATTGATACAACCAAAGAGGTTGGAACCGGAGGATTCAAAAAACGTGATCTAGTAATCACCACAGACGAACAATATCCACAACATATTTTGGTTCAGTTTGTTCAAGACAAATGTGACTTGTTGAATAATTTTGGCTTAGGAGATTCGGTCAAAATTGACATCAATTTAAGAGGTAGAGAATGGACAAATCCACAAGGTGAAACTGTTTATTTTAATACTATCCAAGGATGGAGGATAGCAAAACAAGATACTTCACAACAAAGTCCGGTTCCACAAGGAGGAAGTGCCGTAGAAAATTATAACACGAAGAATAATCCTAAAGAGTTTCAGCCATCCGGAGGAACGCCTGAAGATGAACCGGACGATTTACCTTTTTAGTTTAAAAACAAAAACCTCTCTTATCGGGAGGTTTTTTTATTTAAAATTCTGGAGAGTTTTCCATAATGTCTTTCCTGTAAACCTCTTTTATTATCTTGGCGTACTTTTCAGTCATTAAATAGCTTGAGTGTCCGTAAAGCTCTCGTAAACTATCCATACTCATGCCGGCAAGTATTTTTTTATCGGCTCCGTAATGTTTCATAGCGTATAGATTCATTTTTATTCCTAATTCTTCTTTAACTATTTTTTTCCACCTCATTGATGCAGTTCTTCTAATAGTAGGAAACTTGCTTGGTAAAAAATCAGGAAGTAATTTATTCTCTTTTGCCTTTCTTCCTTTTCCTTGACTTTTTAAACTACCAAACAAATAATAATCTTTTGGCATTTTATCAATATCCATGTTCAATAAAAACTCTTTCAAATGTTTATTTATAGGAACCGTGATAGATTTACCATTTTTGGTTATTTTTCCTGGTAATCGAAATTCATTATTATTTAGATCAACCATTCCGACTTTTACTTGCAACAAAGCTGTCATACGAATTCCGGTGTGAAATACTGTAATGCTAAAAACATAAAATCTATAATCTTTTTCAATTAATGTTTTTTTTATTATCTCTATGTCTTTATCCGTCGCCGGCTTATTGAAATCTGATTCTTTATCTACTTTTTTATTATCAATTCTACTGGCCGGATTAGACTCTAATACATCATATTTAATTAAAGCATACAAAAGTATTTTTAAATGCAGCAAATGTGTGTTATATGCTTTATTGGACCAACTTCGATTTATTTTAGCCTCGTCCATTAACATTCTAACGTGCATTCTTTTTAAGTCAATTATTTTTAGCTTATCTATTTTTAGATTTACAGAAGCTATTTCTAAAAACTTTACAGTTCCATTGTATGAGCAGTATGTAGCTTTTCCTATATCAGATTTTTTATGATTCAAAGCAAACCTTAATGCTTCTATAAAGTACATATCAGTACTCATGTTAAGATTATCTTTAATATTTGGATTCCATCCTTTATTTAACTGTACAAGTAACGACTTGCATACTTTATCATATTCAAATTCTCTAACACTTAAATCTTCGATTTTATTTAGACCGTAAGTTTCTCTAAATTGAACTCCTTCATATCTGTAATGAACATACCAATACTTAGAACTTTTGTTTAGTTTTGGAATTGTAAATTTATTTTTCATTTGTGTAAAAACTGTGTAAAAAATAATAAAAATCCTTGTTAAGCCCTTATTTATATAGCACTATTAAGTAAATCTTCGAATAACATATTTTTGATGTTTTTTTATAATAAAACTAATCCCTTTGATGTCAAAAGTTGTATGTTATACATATTAGCTATTTTAAGTGTTTTTTTGAATGTTCTGTGTAAAAATTGTGTAAAAAAAACTATACTTATTCTCCTTTTGATTCAAGCTTTTCTCTCAATAAGTTATTCTCATTTCGATACATTTCTGCAAGTTTATTTTTTTCGTCAATTAAATCTTTCAGGGTTTTTATATGGTCCTTTAAAATTTCTATTTCGGATAATAAGTTTTGCTCATTATCAACCGGTTCTTCTATTTTAACGGTTGGTTTACTTTTACTATTATCTTCAACCGGATCTAAAAGTCCATTAGAAATCATTAGTTCTATAAGTTTAACTTTTGAAACCGGAATTGTACTTCCTTGCTCATAATTAATTATAGTTCTTTTATCTACACCCAGTAATTTACCAAACTCATCCTGAGTAAGTTTTAAATTTTTTCTGATTTTAATTATATCTAACGCTTTCATAGCCAATTGTTTACAATTTATTAGTTATTTTAAATGTGAAATAGTTTCATATTTATTTGCATAACAAAAAATTACATATTATTTTTGATGAGACATTTCACATATATAACATTTGCTTAATCAAATTTAATTAATAAATATGACATTTACACCAGAATTTTCAAAAAAAATGAAAAAATCCCTGCTAAGGCAAGAATTAGGCTTTAAATTGCAGGTTTCGTACTTCACAATCTGCCGATGGTTGGATAAACCTGACGCAAATGAGCTAACCAAAGTAGGTTACTTAAAACTTTTATCGGATGTTTCAGGTGTCCCTGAAAATGAAATTTTTTCACAAAATGAATAAAAGTTCACTCGCCCCCAACCTTAGAAAAGGAGATAGTGTAAAAACTCCTGAAATAGAAAGTGAATATTTGACACCTAACAAACTTTATACCGTTAAAAAAGTTTTTGTAGACGGATCGTTTTTGATAAAAGACGACGAAGGAAAAAATCTCTTTTGTAGAGTTTTAGAATGTGGTCATTTGGATGGACAAGATTGGATTCTTAATAATTAGAAATGGAATATCCAATTTATCTTAACGAACAACAGGTAGAGGTTCTAAAATCGATTTTTGAGCAACTCCAGCCAAAACAGTTGATTGTTCCAAAATCTAAAAAACCGAAGAAACTATCCGTAGTAGAGCAGACTCTTAAAAACATGCAAGAGTATAAGACGAATAAAGCATTAAGAAAGCGATAAAAACTATTAACTATGAATTTATCAATTCCCAAAACAAACAAGGCAGAAATACTTCATACTCTTATTGAAAAAGGATGTGTTTCTATTAAAGACTTTCCATGGTTGTCCGGATTCAGAACTCGAATTAGTGAGTTAGTAAATGACGATAACATTCCGATGTGTCATTTATGCTTAACCGAAGTTAATAAGTTTGGAAACTCCTACACCTATAAATCTCATGTTCTTTCAGAGAATCACAGAGATTTAGCCATCGAAAAATACAATTCAATTAATACAAAATCTTAAATCAAATTAAATTATGCCACCAAAAGTAAACGAAGAAGTACAAGTATTCAATTTAGAGAAATTCTCTATTGCGCAATTGCCGGAATTTCAGGCAAAAAAAGAAGAGATTGGCTCTGTTATCGCATTAAATCCAATCGTAGAAATTATTGATAATTCAACTTATGAATTAGCAAAAAAAAGCCGTACAGCCGTTAAAACTCTACGTACTGGACTTGAAAAAGAACAAGCAGATGTTAAACGTAAAATCAAAAAGAACATTTTAGATGTTGTAGATGGTGAATACGAATTATTAGTTTCTGATGTAAAAAAAGAAGAAGGAATCCGTCAAGACCCTATTACTATTTATGAAGCAGAGATTGAAGCAAAACGCCAAGAGAAAGCACGTTTAGAACAACAACGCATCGAAAATATCAAGAAAGAACTTGACGATTACGTTGCCGAATGGAAAATCGCTTTTAATATTATGAGCTTCGATTCTATTGAAAAAGTTTCTGCCGATTTCCTTGAGTCATACACAACTTACGATACTACTATTTTACAGGAATTTGAGGCTTTGTTTCCGAATAAAATCGAAGAACTTACACAATACCTTTCAGATAAAACATCTTCGCTTACAAACGCTGAAAATGCACGTTTAGAAAAGTTGAGATTGGAAGAAGAAGCAATAAAATTCGCTAAGGAAAAAGCAGAATTTGAAGCAAATCAAAAAGCAATTTTAGCCGAAAATAAAAGAATTCAAGACGAATTAGAAGCTGAACAAAAAAAGATTGCCGAAGAAAATCTAAGAATCAGTCAGGAAAATGAAAGAAAGTCTAAGGAAATAGCCGAAGCCCAAGCTAAATTGGATTCTAACAAGAAAGAGAAAGAGGAAGCGGATAGATTAGCTGAATTGAACGCTATAAAAGTTACCGAAACTCCTTTACCTGAACCTGCTGTTATTGCTGATGGGTATTCTACCTCAGAAACTCCACAACCTGAAAAAGTAGAAGTTGCTGAAATTTTGGCTCCTGAAATACCGACAGCAAACGTTTGTTATGATTTACCAAAAGAAATTACTTGGGATTCTATCGAAATAGATTTCAAGAATTCCGGCGAAAAATCATATTCAAAATGGCTAAAAAGCAACTACAACGTACCTACTAAAATCCAATCTTAATTATGGCGCAAGAAGGTCCGAAAACTATAGACAAAGAAAGGTCAGATTACGCCATCGGTAGATTAACTAAAATAGGTTTAAACCCTACGATAGTTTCTAATGAAAGTCAATTCATAGAAATAAATTTTACCTACAAAGAAAGTGTAATTAAGTTATTTCCTTACACTGGTTGGTTTCAAGGAAAAGGATTAATAGCAGACAGAGGTATTCATAAACTTTTAAAACAACTAAAAAACAATAAACTATGATTAATTTATATAACGCTCAAATAGAATCTCTTTCCCTTCACCGAGTAGGGAACAAAAGCCGTAACGAATCAATATTCTTATCAGATGAACCGTATCGTTTGAATGATGAGATTACTCCATTGATTAAGGAGTTTTTCTTAAAACCATTCCGTGAAAAGGAAGAAAACTACTTTCAATTCGCTCATGAAGTTGACTTTGAATACAACGATATATTTAATTACGCTTCGGATATTTTCAAACATCCAGAAATGTCTCACGGAGTTTCAAAACTGATTACAAAACACCTTTTCGAGCAATCAAACCACCCGCACATCAAGAATGGAGAGGTTTACATCGCTTACCTCAAAAATGTTTCCATAGACAATGAAGTTGTGGATGCAATTGGAATTTTCAAATCTGAGATTAAAGCAGATTTCTTAGAATTAGATGAAAACGGAAGTCACTTAGATATGATTCTAAAGCAAGGAATCTCCCTTGATAAATTAGATAAAGGAGCTTTGATTTTTAACTACAAAAAAGAAGAGGGATACAAAGTTTTGACCGTTGACTCTAATCGCTACGACTCTCGATATTGGTTGGAGCATTTTCTTGGCTTAGATGTGTTTCATGACGAAAACTTCCTAACCAAAAAGTACTTGAAATTCGCTCAAGATTTTGCCAAAGAAGTTGTGGCTCCGGCGGAAGACAAAAAAGAAGAAGTAATGTTTATGAATCGGGCCATGAATCACTTCGCTAAAAATGACCAATTTGAAGAAACTACATTCTTAAACGAAGTATTGGATAACCCCGACCTAATCTCTGAATTCAAAAGTTTTAAAGCCGACAAAGGAGAGAAGTATTCAATCGAAGATGTTTCGAGTTTTCCTATCTCGAATTCCGCCGTTTCTGACGCAAGAAAAAAGTACAAAAACGTGATCAATTTAGATACAAACATCACTATAAAACTTGATTTTGTAAATCCGGAAAGCGCCGAAAAGTTCCTGGAAAAAGGATGGGACGAAGAAAAACAGATGTACTACTACTTAGTTTATTTTAATAAAGAAAATAAATAATCATGCCCGAAACTAAAAAACCAAATAATCCAATCGCATTTCCTAATACAATAGTAAATGAACATGGAGTTATAATAACAGGACAAAACGGAATGACTTTAAGAGACTATTTTGCTAATTCAGCAATGGAAGGAATGATTTCAAGAACTGATGGCTCTTTTGGAGGTTATGAATCAAGTAATGATTCTGCTAAAAAATGTTATGAAATAGCCGATGCAATGCTAAAACAACGTGAACTAAACGAAGAAAACAAATAAACTATGTCAGAAGAAATAGCAGTAATACAAAGTATAAGTGACGTGGCCGTTTTTGACGGATTAGCTTTCTTATCAAAAATAGAAAGCGCTGAAACCCTTTCTAAAAAAGTTCAAATTTTAAATTTAGCCCTTCGTCAAGAACCTATCAAGGTTAAGAAAATGAAGGACGAGATGCAGAAAAAAGGACTTAATGCGGGAAACGCACAAGACTTTGAGTATGTGCCAATCGAAGTTGTCGAAGAAGCATTACGTCAAATTTTCTTTCGCCAAATTGACTTCGAAATAAAAAATTCTTTTAGGGACTTGAATAGTTTTATTGTCATAACTACTTTATCATACAAATGTCCTATTTCGCAGGAAATGAGAAAGATTGATGGTATTGGAGCCAAGGCATTACAGCAAGATTCAGGATCTAAAATAGACCAATTCAACTTCACAATGAAAGCAAATGCTCTTGAACTTGGAGTAGGTATCGCTTATAGTCGAGCCGTTAAAAATGCAGCAAAAAAACTCGGAAAAATGTTTGGCGCCAATCTTAATCGTGATGAAGAGATTGATAGCGTAGTAGTTTTCAATAAAGGAGTTATGGAAAAAACACAGGACAATCACAAAGCAATGTCTGACTTATTCGAATTGAAAAAAGACTTAATTCCGGCCAACGACTTCGACGACGTAAAATCCGTAATCGAAAAGAAGCAAATAAAAGCTTACCCAAGAATCAAAACCTATTTAGAAAACATTCAAATCACTGAGTAGATATGGAAATATATAGATATGAAAAAGTATGCTACCATGAAGAATTGAGAGGATGGGAAAATGAAAACAATGTAGAAATTATCCTAAGAGAATTTAAAATAATTAGAAATACCCCAAAAGGATATGTGATTAAATTAGGTTCTAAAGAAAAATGGGTCTCTTCTACAGGTAAAAAAAGATTTGCATATAAATTAAAAGATGATGCCTTAACAAATTTCATTAAAAGAACTAACAGG